AAATATCAATGGCACTCTTGGTGTTTAGCGACAAGTGCCAGTTTTCATTTGATATTCTAACTTTTATCAAGGCAAATCCAACTCTTATGCCCATGATCAAGTTTCACAACGTGTCTACTCAGGGCAGGCCCGCGAACGCTCAGATCAAACGGGTACCTACACTCGTCACCGCAGAGGGGAATATACTTGTGGGTGCAGAGGTTAGAAACTGGCTAGAGTCCATGATTCCAAACGAGATTGAAAATTGGAGTTCCGGTGGAATAACAACCGCAACACTTGATGGAGGTGAGGGAGGGCGCGACATGTTCGAACTCGAGTCATACGGTATAAGTATGCAACCTATGCTCACTCCAGAACTCAAGGCGCGGATTTCGAAGAGTGTTTCAGATGCTTATTCGAGTGCAAGCGCAACTTAAAAGATATCATTACTTTCCTGACAGGATGCATCTACGCACTATCCAGGCAAATGCTATTAAAGGTATTTTCGAGGTTCTCAAAGACATTATCAATGATGTGAATGTCTATTTCAGCCCAGAGGGTGTGAAGATCCTGACCTTGGACACTGCGCGCGTCACTCTCGTCCACATGACCCTTTCGGCCGAAAACTTTGAAGAGTATTCCTGCCCGACTGAGATTACAGCTGGGCTGAATATGGCTAATACATTCAAGCTTCTCAAGTCTGTCGGCCCAACGGACACCCTGACTCTAAAAATCAACGGAACAGAGACTCTTGAGTTTGTTATAGAAAATACAATAAAAAAGTCTAAAACAACTTTTAGCCTCAAGCTCCTAGACATTAACGAAGACATCCTTGATGTTCCAGATATATCTATGGATGCCATCACGACAATGCCGAGCATAGACTTTCAGCGTATCGCCAGGGACATGGGCAACCTGGCGCGCGACATGGACATATATCGCGACGGGAACAAACTCGAGCTCTCTTGTGAGGGAGACTTTGCGAACCAGAAGACTGTTCTCGAGTTCCCCGACGCATTCCCCAAGAAGTTTGGAGCTACTTACAATCTCAGGTACATCAATATGTTCACTAAGGCGACAGGTCTATGCTCGTCAGTCCAGCTCATGCAGGACTCGTCAGATGAAAATATGCCAATAGTTTTCAGATATGGAATTGCAAACTTGGGTGACGTAAAGTTCTACTTGGCTCCACGAGTTGATGAGTCTTAAACAATTCATACTTAAATTCCGTAATGGAAGCCAGATTTAATGAAAAGGTGCGTGAATTTCAGGGGAAGATTGCAGTGGCCCAGGGGAGGGAAAAAACGGAATTAGAGGATGAGATGTATGGATATATGGCCAAGACTGCTCCATTTATAAAGGAATATCATCACGGGGAGGCTTTAAGTGGGTCAAGTACGAAGAAGGTGGCGGGGGTCCAGATAAGCTCACGCAAGGGGGTGCAGAGGGAGGATATATATAATTCATATTTAGTGCAAGTAGAGGGCGAGTATGAAAAGAAGATTTGTCGGCGAGGTGATCCATCAGATCCATTATGCAAGAGTTGTGGCGTAATGTTTAAAAAGTTTTTTGATGAAAATCGTAGCGAAGAAATCTGTCAAGAGTGTGGGTCGACCGAGTATATTCTAGGTGATGAAGTTGGGTTCAAGGAGGAACAGGAAATGGAGAAGAATATAATTTATTCATACAAGCGAGAGAATCACTTCAACGAATGGGTCAGCCAGTTCCAAGCCAAGGAGTCAACGAGCGTACCTCCAGAGGTGATCGAAGAGCTTCGGTCCGAGTTCAAGAAGCAAAAGGTGAAGGATCTTTCTGAAATTACTCATGAAAAGGTGAAGGCTCTCCTCAAAAAGCTAGGACGGTCGCGCTTTTACGAGCACGTACCATACATAACGACGATTCTCAACGGGATACAACCACCAACAATGAGTCAATCTCTCGAAGCAAAGCTCAGACTCATGTTCCATCAGATTCAAAAACCCTTTGAGAAACATCGGCCAAAAGACCGGAAAAACTTTTTATCATATTCCTATGTACTTTACAAATTTTGTGAATTGCTCGACGAGGACGACTTCCTACCTTGCTTTCCACTTCTCAAGTCCAAAGAGAAGCTTTACAGACAGGATGAGATATGGAAGGGCATTTGTTCAGATCTCAAATGGGCCTTTTACAAGTCCCTTTAGTGCGAACGCTTCCTCTTCAGGGCTACGAGCGCGTTCGCTGCGTTCACCATAGTCACGTTCTTGCGCCGAGCGCTCGCCGCCAGCTTGGCAGCCTTGGCCGCCACACTATTGGCCTTGCGCGCCATCTTCAGATACTCCTGCTTCTCCTTGAGAGTCAGGGGTGCGTTCGACTTGCGAACCTTGCTAATGAGACCCTTTACGCGGGCCTCCTCAGTTTTTATCGCTTGGCGCTTTTTGTAAGACACATGAGCCTTCTTGAGTCGTGATCCTGCAGTTCGCAGACGGGCGGCGCTACGTCCAAGAACCCCTACGACGGCCGTGGAGGCTCGCCGAGCCACGGAGGCCATGGCGGAGGCCCCCGCCTTGACGGTTCGCACGCCATGGCCAATTGCGTTCTGGATACGGACAACAATTCCAAACATTTGCCGAGCTTTTGTTTGGCCCGAACGGAACAAAGCTGCAATGACCCTCGAGGAGAGGCGCAGGAAAACCTTTGCGGTTGCGGTGGACATCTTCACTCCAACCTTGGCTACGACCAAGAGGGACTTGGCGGCAGCCACAACAGCCGGTCCGAAAACGCGCACACCTTTCTCAACTATATGAAGGCACAAAAGAACCATGAAAGTATAAAATCCAAACTTTGCATAAGGCGTCACCATGGCGACCCAAGCAGAAATCTCCTTGCCCGCCTGCTCGGCCAGAGCCAGGAGAGCAGCGCCCTGGATGGCGTTCAGTCCCGAAGCAGGAACCTGAACGGTTACTTGAGCGCCCCCACCACCCAGAAGCCCGCCTTTGGCAGCTCCGAGGACCGTCTTGGCAGCTGCTTGGCCGAATGCAGCGGCAGTCGCGAGCCTCCCGGCACCATCTGGTACGATCATCGCCATTTACTTTTTAACAACTTTATATTTTGGATCGGTCTTGAAACTGGACGCAAACTTGGCGCGAACCCACTTTGAATCCTGTTTGTATATGCGACTTGCGCGTGGAAGGTGGCCCTTGGTCAGCGTGCTGATGGCAACGAGACGACGCACAACGGCCCGAGGCTCCTCTTTGCCAGTGTGAACCGCCTTGCTCAGAGCCTTGTGACGGTCAGAAGTGCCCTCGACTGGGTGATATCCATAGCGCGTCAGCATACCCTTCTTGAGGGGGCCTATACGACGCAGGGGCTGGCCGGCCGTCCCCACGTCATAGGCCGGGACTGCCTTGACGCGCGTCTTGCTGGCCTTCCGGATGTACGAGTACGCCTTCCGGCCCTTGCTCGCCTTCACGTAGATGCGCTTCGAGCCGTTCTTCCGCACGTGCCCAGACCGGATTGTATGCTGCATTTATTAATGGGTGAGATTTTTGTCCATCACAGAAGAGACGGAGCCTATCAGCCCCAAAGTCAAATATGTCTATATTTGATGTGTCTATTTTGTATGACTGGACCTGGCTCTTGTGACGCAGTCGAAGGGCTGAACTGAAAAGATTCATTATAAAACTTGGCAAATTTTTTGTAGGCCTGGGAGGCGCTTGTGTCGTCTGAATGGCGAGCGTCTCCCACGCAGGCCGGTCTATAAAGGGCATCGCTGGGACTTCTTCATGCATAGCGCCGTCAACGTATCGCCATGGTCCTATGAGAACTGATGAAAATACGAGAGGAATGGCGATAGTCGCACTTATGACCTCCGTCACAGATTGGTTTGGGTGGGACTTATGGGAAAAATAAACCGTCTCACACCGATCCACACAAAAAGCCGACACATAGAGGTCGATCGGACGAGCCTTGTACAGCTGGCCAAAGGTTATATCATTCACTCCAAAAATTTTAAAAAATATTGTTTGTAAAATTTTTTGAATCCGTTCAAGTGG